CCATATATGAATATCGCCAACTTCTAAATTAAAGCTTTTCATCGTTCGCCCTCTTTTAAATTATTAGTTGAGCACTGATTGCATATGGCCTCATCACTGGTATGGCTTGCCATTGGCTTATGGCATTGCGCGCAGTCGATTATTATATGCGTGCGCCAGTTTCCAACCGCGTAACCTTCGTGCTGATTATCACTATGTAAAGCGTTCTGTAATTCAGTCATTTTATTTTCCCTTTAAGTGGTGGGGCTTTCGCCCCTAATTGATTAACCTTTATGTAAGGATTCTACCTGCTGACCTTCGGCTAGATTATAAGTAGAGTTATAGAAAGGCACTTCAACCTTCATACTGCTACTACCCGCTTCAACGACACTCCCGTAATACTTGAGATCACCATCAGTTAACTGCAATTGAACATCGTCGCCAACTTTATACTCGCTACAATTTACTCGGTTCATGATTTTTTCCCCTTGAGTGGTGGGGCTTTCGCCCCGATTAAATTAAGTAAAGTTTGCAAAAATAAACTCGCATGCTTCGTCAGATATATCTAGCATCTGTCCTTTACTGTTGTTGTAAGCCGCTTCGTCTGGGCTAATCCATGCGTGTAAAATTCCTTTTTTAACTAAGCTTGAAACTACACCGGATATTTGCTTTTTTTCCATTTTTAGATCGCTGCTAAAAAATGCCAAGTTGGTAGTTAGGCAGTCTAAAATATTATCGTCAGATTCAATCATTGTTTTTAAAAAGTTAGTTTCTAAGTCAGTTAAGTTGTACATTTTGTATTCCCTTTATTTAAGTATTAATTAAGTTGATAGGGTCATTATGTACCCTATTAAGATAATTGTAAAGGTTTATTTTAAATTATTTTAAATATAGTGTACAATGCCGTCTTATATAGGCTTTGGGGTTTTGTTATGCAGGAAATTACAGCGAGTCAGACTATTAAGCGTTCAGGCTTAAAGTCATTAAAAGAAGTGAGTGAGCTAACGGGGCAAAGCCCTCAGACGCTTATAAACTGGTATAAGCACAAAAGGGCGTTATTCGATATAGTTATTAAAGGCTGTTTGACGACAGTTGATTAGCAACTTCTATTGCACGCTGGCCTACTTGGTCAGCATAGCGGGAGTTTAACAACTCAGCACCAGCTAAATCAAAATCACCGCTCTCAATATATGCGATAGTCTTTTTAAACTGTTTGAACTTAGTAATACCCATATTAAATACGAGATTTATAATAGCTTCTTTGCGTAGTGAGCTTAGACGGTCGAACCATAGAAACGAACTCATACACTCGCACTGGACGCGGAGAATATCATTCTTGAGCATATACTCGGCTTCGTCTTTAGATATGCCTAAATCATCTAAATTTCGCCCTACACCGATCGTTAGCTTGTCAGAGGTGCATTTGTATGGCTCAAGTTTTAAACCCTCATGCACCACTAATTGCTTGACTAATCTGTCGTTATTTATCATCTGGCTTATGACTCGCACCGAAGTAAAAAGAAGTAATAGCCGAAACTACGCCACCCATGTAACCCAATACTAGGCTGACAATTGTGTCGCTGTTTGCATCAGGTGGCTGGATAGTAACAAGGAAAATATACCCAACGAAGCCCACAAGAGAGATGAGAGCAACGATTCTAGGCGTCCAGTCCCCTTTATGCGCTCGCCTTGCGTCTTGTATGTCTTTTGCCTCCAATTCAAAGACATCAACGTCGAGTTCTGCCATTTTCTTTTCAAAATCAATCTCCGCTTTCTTAACTTCAACTAATTGTTCTGGTGAGGCGCTCTGTAAGGCTTTCTCAATGCTTTTAGGGTCATTGCCACAACCAAGGGCTGATGCAATTGCAGACGCAGCAGCACCGCCTAAAGGACTACCTAAAGCAGTACCTAAGACTGGTGCGACAGCGCCTATAATCCCTTTTATAGATTTGAAATTCATTTCTTTGGTTTCTTCATTGGCTTTTTCTTTTTCTTCTTTGGTGGTGCGCCTACTTTGCTACCGTATGTACCTTTGCCTGATGGCATAATTTTCTCCTAATTTTCCATTAAGTCGATCATTTTGTTTAGATACCATACCGCTTTCTTGGCATCTTGTACTGGGTTATCTTTAGTCATTAATCTACTGCCAGTATATTTAATCACATTACCGTGGCAATACTCAATAGCTCCCTCTACACCAAGGACATCTACAATATAGTCAATAGTCTCTATATCGCCTTGCGTATAGTGTGGTGGGCTATTTACTGGGTCAGGCTGCTCTTTCACTCCATAAGTGCCGCCAATCCAAACTTCTGAACCATCTAAATTATCTGCATCTGCCATTTTAATCTTCTCCCATTTCAGTGCCGTCTAACATTATATGAAATTTAATTAACTCTAGTACGCCTACTGCATCCATATCATTAATTAACTCTTGCTCTTGGTACTCTTCAAGTAACGCTCGTATTTTAACATATACGTCATCTATTGCTGAGTTGTAATACCCATAGCCTTCATGGTCAATGATATTTTTAATTTCAGTCATTACAATCTCTCAGTAGAACGGCGGACTTCTCCTTTTTCTTTATCTAGGACAATTAGAGCCATTGATTGTCCACTTACATAGCCTTGCTCATTATGCCATGCGTCTGCGCTCGGTAGCCCGGCAAAGGATTCAGTAATACACCCGCCGTATGTTTCCATGGCTGTGTTCTTGCTGTGTATGTGGCCGTGATAGCAGTAGCGATGTTTCGTTCTGCCCCACTCTTCTGGATATTTTGCGGTAAAGTATTCGGCCAGCTTGTTAGGTTTAGGTGCGTGACCATGCGATACAAGAAAGGCAGTCTTACCCCACTCAAAAACCCATGCAGGTGCAGGCGACATCTCAATCTTAACCCGCTTATTGTTGCGCCAGTATGCTTGCTGGTGCGCTTTGATTCCCATGCTTAAAACAGAATCATGGTTGCCTTTAACGTGACGTACAATTACTTTCTTAAACTTCTTTAAAGCCTCTTCAGTTATAAACGACATAACCTCAAGCCCTATAAGGAATACGTGCTCTAAGCGGCCATCTGTGTCCACTCGCGTGCCTTTAGTTGTCGTGCTCTCGTAGTTATCAGCATGGTAGTAATCGCCTAACTGATTAATAACGATAGTGTCGCAATCTGGAGCATTATTCATAAGGCGCATGAACACATCTTTGTGGCGCTGCGCTGCTATGTTTACATCGTAGTTCTCGCCGCTAATGTCTTTATGAGCGTACATACCAAAGTGAGCATCACCGATATTAACTACCGCTAATTCATTACTGCGTTTACTTTTAATTGGTGTAGGTACGAATGGTGAGCGTTTTTCGTGGTCTTTAATGAAGTTTTTAAGCGCAGTCTCAACAGCTTCTAGCTGGTCTTCTTTCTCTAGGTCAGTTTTTACCCATTGAATCTTTACTTGTCCGTCATTGCCGTAGAGGGTAGAGGTTCCCTTGACATTGTAATTGCTAGGGCAGATTCTATTCATATCGCTGTCAGGGGCATACCCTTTTGCAGCGGCTTTCTTTCTTACAGCTCTTTTAAATGATTGTGCGGTAGCGCGAGAAACGCCCATTAACTTAGCCACCTGATGCTCCGAGTGGCCTTCTATATATAATTTAACGGCGGTTAGTTGCTTCTCAGTTGAGCAAAATTCTAAATGATTCGCGTCCATTGTGTAACTCCCTTTATTTTACCATTTAACCTTATTAGCCCAGTATGCGCCTGACATCTTACCCTTGTCTATATTCTTCTTATGTCTAGCTTTAAAGGATGCGCGTTTAGCCTTATCAGCATCGCTCTCACCCTTTCTTGGCGGTTTAGTATCTGCACCTTGCTGGCCAAAACGTATTAGCTTAACCTTGTCGCCCTCTTTAGCGAGAACAACATGGCTTTTAGTGCCATGCTTAGGTGTACGCTTAGGCTTATTAAAGCCCTCTAAGTTATTCTTTTTTAGTCGTGGATCTTTCTTAGCCATGCGATCACCTTAGTGGATTTTGATTGCTTTTTTCAACCTGATAACTAATCCTTTCCATTTTGCTTTCCAGATTGCCAATTCTGCTTTTATTGACGCGAACGCCGCTTTGAATTTCACTTGTATCCGTTTCTTTGATTCCACTAATCTTTGTTTCAACATTTTTAATATTTCCCTGTATGGTTGCTATGGTTGCTGAGATGTGGCTTATATCACTATTCTGTTGTGTTACTTCAAGTGTAGTCAATCTACGCTCAAGCGCTCGGATTTCTTCAACATTGTATATTTCTGCCATCTTACTTTCGAGAGCTTCTAGCTTTGTTTCCATTGTAACGAATGAAGCTACCACTCCCGCAAAGGCCGTAGCTATACCAATCCATGTGCTAATTTGTTCTGCTTTCATCTTAATCCGCCTATCCGTACTGCTGTAGCTGGGTAGAATGCTTCTTGCTTGTCTGTGGCCTCAACCAAAAAACCGTTGTCAATTGACAACACTTGATCTACCCATGCAACGTCTAACTGATTTAAGTGCATATCGTTAATAGATACACTCGCGCTATCGTAGAATGCCTGAACAGTATCGGTGGCCTGTGTGACAAAGGTAGTCGTTTCAATGATTGCCCCTGAATACTGTTCAAGCATATTCTTAGTTC